TGGTATCACACTATCAATTACCGCACCGGGGTCACCAAACTTCAACGGGCCGGGATTATTATATGTTGCCATATTATATATCCTTCCTCAGTTTATTGTTTAAAGTATGCTATTACGACTGCCAGCCTTTACAATATTATCCCACATCTTATTTTCCTCAGATTTGGGAGAAGTTGGAGAACCTCCTTGAAGGACTCCAGCTGTACGTGGCTGGTTTTGAGCAGCTTTCACTGCTTGTGCCGTCTCGGGGGCGTTACCTTTTTTATTAACGTCCCTATATAGCTTCACCAGATTCGATAAGCCAACCTGCTCTTTAGGCTGCGTAACAAAACCCATAAACTCTTGAATATCATTATCCGAAAACTTATATGTGTTACGTAACTCATTTACAGTATTGTTGTACGTTATCTCCTCTGTCATTTGTCGTTTCTGCTCACCTAACGCATTGTTCACCACATTATTCATCATTTGAACATCTTGGTTCATTCTGAATTTAAATGAGGGTGATTCTGCATTATAGTAAGCATCCCAAGGGTTAAAATCCTCAGCAGGTAAACCTTGCTGAGCTTCTTGCTGCGGCTGTTGTTGTGGTTGTCCATTTATGTTTTTCTGTAAAACGTCAACGAGGTCAGGTCTTGATTCTAACAAATCCCCCAGAGGTTCAAGCCTTTTAAGCTTTTCATTCTCTGCTTGGGTTCTGTCATACATTGACTGGAATTTGCGGGCTTCGATTTCCCACTCACTCTCTGGAATAATTTCCTGTTGTACCTCTACTTCTGGAGCTGAAAAATCAACCGTCTCTTGCGATTCGGGAGATTCTGCATATTGTCCATCAGTTTCTGTTCTTACGTCTCCAACTATATCTGGGCCACTATCAACTAAACCGTCAGCTACGGGTTGGGCCTCTGTCTGTGCATTGTCCATTTGGTCTCCTTTAGATGTCTCTAAGCTTCTGGAGCTGAACTAGCATCTGCTCTAACATTTGCTAATTTCTCCGCTTCGAGCTTCACCTTTGTTTGTAGATTATTTAACTGAACTCTTCTATCAGCTTTGGCGTCTGAAGCAATATCTGTAAGTCGAGATTTAAACTTTTCAACCTCAACTCTTTTCCTGTCGCTAACAGACTCCCTTTGGGCAGTCTGGAGGTCTCCCTCCAAATTCTTTATTTGCTCACTCATAGCCTGAACCTGCTGCATGAGTTGGTTCTTCTCATCGGTTCGGCGTAGGATAGCTTCTTTATCAAATATTTCTGGATTCTTCTTCAACACTTCTATTTTATCTACAATACCCATCTGGTAAGCCTCCATGTAAACACCAAGCTCTGCCCACTTATTAGTTGGCAATGTAGAACCCGGTTCAATACGTATATCGTGTTGTCCTAAATTATGTCGTTCTTTTTTAATATCTAAGATGGCGCCTGTTTTGTCATCATAATGATTGACCATAGCTTCGGTCATATCATTATTAGCACTGTTTAAACGGAACATCTTTTTATAAGTATAATGGCCTTTAGCTAAATTATATAAAACCTGTCCAAGCCTATTGATACTAAATTCAATATCTCTTAGTTTAGATTTCGGTCTTTCAGTACCTAAAGCAATCATTCTTTCAGTACCCTTAACTGTCTCCGGTGCCTTCTCGGCAAAGCCGTGCATCATCTCCGGTAAGCCAAAAGTAAAGTCAATATAAAACTCACATTGCTGAATTAGCTTATAAAACTCTCCAGCTAATGGCTGAGGAGCTGGGAAATGTGGTTCTCCCTGTGTAGAGTCTACTTCTATGACTGCATTGGGGTTAGCCCAATCTCTTTCTAACTGTCCTAAATCTTCCACACTTCCTAAAGGTACCAATAGTTTTAATCCACCTGAGGCTTGAGCGTGGGAAAGAGCCAACGACCACAGCTTATTTAATAATCGCTGCATTGGTCTGGCGCGAGACACATCTGATTTTGGATAAGGGGTCTCTGTAAAAATGTTTGGAATCGGAATAACTGGATAATGGTCGGTATTCAATATTGTTTCATATAGAACGACCTGAGCAATGGTCGCACACACTTTAACACGCGTTTGTTTAACTGGTATCACTTGATACTGGCTGGCCTCTATTTGCTCTCTGTTATTCTCTATAAATTCTTGATATTCCTCACTACTAAAGATAACTTCCTCACCCGTCTGCATATCAATAACACGGTAAAAATCAACCTTAACTTTATAGAATCTCTCTAAGATTTGATATTTCTGTCTTTCAAAATAATCTAAATCCTTCGCTTCTGCTGGAGTGAAGATTTTCTTTCCATTATTGTTCATTGCCTCAGGATAATCTTCTTCTAAATAGGTCTCAAGGTCTTGTATGATACCCGTTTCTGTTTCGCCTGTTTCTGGATTTTCCTGTTCGCCTAATTCTGGGTAGAGGCTGACGACCTGTTCACCGGTGAGGATTGTAGAGAGGATAACACCTTCGGCGTCATCGAACCACCTATTTCGAGTATTCGGAGAGACATATACCCTGAACGGGTTTACGTAAGTGAACTTGACATCGCCTCTACCAAAGTCTGATTCCGGGTCTATATAGGTATATAAATAACCCATTCCGGTAGTAGCGTAATCGTGAATTGCCTGTCTTAACTGCCAGTCTCCATTAGAGTTACCCCAAACATATCCCATGATGGTTCTCCATACAGAAGCCACCTTTACGTCAGAATCTTCTCTAGGCGTCATCGTGAACGCAGGTGGTCTGGACGTTAATACTGCTTTAAATTTTTCAATAGCTGGGCCAATCCTATCCATGGGCACATCAGCTTGATTGCGAGATTGTAGCTCATCTACCTCATCGCTGGTAAAATGATTACCATGATAAAAGTCAACATCATATCTGGCTTCCGTATCCCAATCGGAACGGGCATTACGCCAGCGACGATATAAATCTTGGTTGTATTCGGCTCTTTTGTCTTTATCTAATACCACTAATCATCCTCATTGGCTAGTCGCTGCACTAAAGCTCTGTTAATTAAACCTTTAACCTGTGGATTTAAAGTTTGGGGTGCGATTCCTTTTCTATATAATAAAGCACCCTGTTTACGAGACAAAGGTGTCTCCATTCCGAAGGATGCTAAATAAGCAGTAGAAAGCTTTGGAACCTCTTCTACTTCTTCTTGGTAAGATGGGTAAGCTAAATTTGATTTATCAAAAGGCTTAGCTAGGGGTAACTTTTGAATATACGTATCAGGTTGTAATGGTTTTATTCTCCTATCTGAACGAATTGAACCCATAAGAGCACCCGGTTCTGCTTGGCTCGCTAATGGGAAATAGCCACCGTGGTCTTGAGGAACTTCCTCTCTTACAAACTCACTAGACAACGGCTGTCCCTCGCCCAACTGACCACCATTCGCATACATCACAGGGCCACCCTGTTGATACATTACGGGGCCACCAGAATACATATTCTTACGACCACTGACAGGCATCTTGGACTTTTTCATTCTTTGTAAGAGGCGTAAAGAGTCACCCTCCATATCGAGACTATCACCAGTAAAAGGGTTAATACTTTGATTAACGTCCCTCATCATTATCTGTTTTAGGACACTATCCATATTTGCAGGGGCTGGTGGGCCATATACTTGAGGATTACGTATTTCTTGTTGTTTACGAGGCTGCATCTGTCCACCGTGTCCGTATTGCTTAATTGGGCCACCTTGTTCTTTATCGTCAAAATACTGAGAATAATATAACTTTCTACCGGCTGGCGAAAGACCTTTAACCAATGAATAAGTGTCTTCAGCGGAAGCATCGCCCCCAACAGCATTCAACAACGCTTGATTTAATAAAGCGTCTTTTGAAAATTGTCTACCCACCTCACTTTGGGCATCATACATTTCGGGACTTCTGCTTTCTGGGTCTTGTAGGGCTCTATATCTTGATATGTCTTTCATTCCCATCATTTCGGGAGCGCCCAGCTCAGCTAAAAACCTATTGTATAATCCAGAGGTTTTAGAATAGTCAACCTTACCACCTTCTTGGTAGTTATATACTGGGCCACCTTGTTTTTGTGAGCTCATCGGATATTCTGTAAATATTTGCCTACCCCAATCTGAATCTCCATCCTCGCCTAATTGCTTATTTAATAAATATCCTTTTGTAGATAAATTCATCATAAAGTCTTCGTAAGCTTTTTTTGATTTGTCATATCTTTTTTCTTGTGGCTCAGTATCGTCATAAAATATAAGCGGTTCATTTTTCTTTCTTGCAGCTGCTAAGGCGCTTTTATACTCTAATGCTTTCTTTTTTCTATATTCCTCTGGGCGAACAGGAAGATATGGAAGAAGTCCGCTCTTACCCTTCCCAATACTATCTTGATACAGTTCCCATTCTTTACTATCGCCTATATTAACGCCCAACGTATTCATTAACTCTTTTAGCTGAGCTTCACCTGCATATGGAATCCTGTCTTCGGAGTCTTGAAAAAATTGGCGATAATATTGGCTATCCTCAAACGGGCTATTGACATCATAGGCTGATTTCTCCCCAAAGATACCAAGAGCATCTTTTGATGGTGTATCTCTTCTCAACTCTAAAGCCCCACCTTCTTGATACATGGGGGATTTGGGTTGGGTAATACCACTTTCCATAGAAGCGGAAGCAATTAAA